CTCCAAACCACCCTTAATCTGTTTCCGTTCAAACCTCTCTTGCTTCTCTAAATCAGCAGTTGTAGGCATGTGATGAGTGTGTTAAATGTGCGCTAGATATATGTTGGATAAATGTCCTTATGTGGACAAGTTATAAATTAAGAAAGGGACTGGGTTTTCACCCAATCCCTAAAAGTACTGTACGCTAGTGTATCTTATATTCGGTTAGTTTTTAAGTCCGGCGCGTCTACCAATTCCGCCACACTCCCAAGGGATTTGACCATATTGATTATAACAAACACGCTTAACATAACAAAAATCCGTCATAAAAATACTGATTTAACGACAGTGGTGGACACGCTAGATATTGTTGATATCATGCTGCTTACCTTCATCGGTAGCATGACCATATCCTAGGGTTGTCGCTATGTTTGCATGACCCATCATCTCCATGAGATTTCTGGGTTTTGTACCAGCTGCGAAATGCCATGTACCAAATGAATGGCGTAGGCTGTGAAAACAATATCCGTCCTCGCTGGCAAGGTTAATTGGATATCTGTTTATTACCTTTTTAAAGGCACGTAGTAATTGATCCTTGTCCTTCCAGTCGTAACCGAACACTAAATCCCTCGCACCCAAGTCCTGGACACGGGTTTGAAGCATATGTTTTAACGATGAATGGATAGGAACAGCACGATACGTACCAGTCTTGGTAGTATCTTCTCTTCTTGCACCTACATGTATGCAGTTTTGTAAGAAGTCAACGCGAGCTGCTGTCAACTTAAGGATCTCTCCTTGTCTCATGCCTGTATAGGCAGCGAAGTTAACGATATCAGCTAAGTCTTGCCGTCCATGTGTCTCCGTTGCTGCGGTTACGATGGCTTCGACTTCATCCTTAGTAAAATGGATACGTTGATATTTATTCTCTTTAAGTTTTTTCCATTTAGGAATCTCAAAGAAAATTAATCCATGATCTTTACAGTGATTGAGTACTGTTTTTATAGAAGACAAACATCTATTAATAGTGGCGTTAGCACGTCCATCTACCTTGAGATGTTTCTTAAGTTCATCTATCAATGGGATAGTGATCTTTTCTACAGGGAAACCTAGTCCTCTGAACTCTGTGAAATAGTTGGCATAGGTAATGGCAGACTTTGCGCCAGTCCCATAAATCCAGGAATCACGGGTGTTTATAGTATGTTTGAGGCAATTACCCCAAGTTGCTTTGACCATAAAGAATTGTTTTAAGTTGTTGTACAAGTATTCGACCTTTAGGACTTAACTTAACTATCTGCCTCCTTCTGTTAGTTGGATCTCGATACTTAATTAAAAGTCCTAGTCCAGCTTTATTCAATCTATGAAACTCACTGAGCCAATCAGTGTTACGGCTACCACTAGCAGTTGAGAAGGCAAGAGCCTTTTCCAGATCACCTTTAAAACAGTCATCATGGGAAGCAACATATAAGAAAGTAGCAATAACTTGGGCTGGTATTTCTTTATCAAATGTACGTAAGTGTTCAATTGCTTGCGCCAGTTTCGCCATTTGATAATCCGTTACCTCCCTGCTTGGGTCTGAGTTGGTCATCAGATTGTTTAGCGGATGGACATTGATATTCTACCAGAAAATTACCTAAGTGAATAGATACATCACAGTATTTGTCGGGCTCGACTCCTAAATAGAAGGAACCCAGAGAAAGAAGTTGCATAAAGGCTCCTAGAATGATAATCGTGTTCGTTGGTGGAACTATACATTAAATATATAAATAGTGCACGTATATACATACTGTTTAACTGTCTTTACAGTCGGACTGTATATACATTTCAACTGCATCAAGTATGACTTGCTCAAGTGTAGACTCTTCTTTGGCAGCCTTGATTTTCAGAGCTAGATGTTTATCTTTAGCCATGCGAATCGTGACTCTTTTTAGTTCCACTTTGTTTCAAATAAGTGTTAACTTGTTTCTATTTTAACAGAATCGTCAGTCAGTTGTTGTTGCATAATGTTAAGCAATTCATCCCTATGTGGATGATTGTTTAAATCTCTTAACAATTCCGCTTTTCTTATGTTAAATGTTGTTTCGTTCATTTTGTGTTATTAAAATCAATTGGTAGATCTGATGGTTTCAAGTGATACATGCCATCCATGGTGCACATATATATCTCCTTGTTTTCGTGCATACATTTAGTTATGCAGTTCTTTGCACCTCGTTCGGTGTTGTAATACTTCTCTGAATATTTGCCTTTGCTATCCTTCATGCGGATAATTGCGAATACTGATTCAGGTATCTGATAGCCATATACTTTCCAGTCTTCAAACTGTTCGTATGGCATCGAAGGGAAGTACTTATCAGGTGTATTCCGTATCGCTTCACAGCTGTTAGGGAAATACCTCTGACCTTTATTAGGTTTTCTTTTCATAATGGATAACTCCCAGTAATAGGTTTAATGTCGATTAGCTCAAATCCCCTGGTGTCACACCAGTCCTTGGCTTTCCATGCGATGTCTTCATGGTCGTGACCTTCCATAAAGTGCCAACGCCAATCGTGTTCCCAACAACGTTTGTTGCTGTATTCAACTTGATACTTCATACAATTCCCCTGATGAGTGTGTTAGATACCTGTCTCTTGCGAGGGGTTTACTGACTGTCAGGTATAGTCAAGTGTTTATAACTGTCCTTGTCTCCTTGCTTGCGTCTCCCTAAGAGTTGGTCTCTGTATATGTGGGAGTTCTGGCTCAGGTTTAAATGAGCTACTAAGTATTTCCCATCGCATAGCTTTATCCTTCATACCTCTCAGCTCCTTGAGTACATCTTGAAAAGATGAGGAGTGATCGAGGTCAGGATTACATTGCCATGCAACTTCATATACTTCAGCTACAAATTCTGTCTGTGTCATGCTTTCTCCTTAAATGCAAGGTCTTCTATTTCATTAGCTAATTTGGTAACGAAATCCTTTTCGCCATCTTCGCCACAGTCGTAGTTATACATGTAATCGCTTACGTGTTCCCAACCAGCAGTGTCCCAATCCTTACGTAGTGTTGATTTTTCTACCTTTTTATTTAGAGCTTGTTGTTTCTTTTCTTCCTTTGTATATTCATCAGGTTCTTTTTTAACGTGAATTGATCTTTCACAAAAGAACATGTCGAGTCCGTTTCCATAGATAAGATAATTAAAATCACTTAATCTACGTTTTTCAGCAGCAGCGAGACGAGTCAATAGACTGTAATGTTTGTCGCTTACTTGAATGGAAATAGTTTTCATACTCTCCCCCTTACCCATAGATGTTCTTTCTTACCAAATTTTCCTATGGTGTACTTAGGAGTTTTCGTAAGACTTCCTCTTTTAGTTAAGTTAGTCATAGCTCTTCTTATAGAAGTGATAGGACACTTAAGCTTGGTTAAGAAGTGAACCATGGAAGGACTTAAAGGCTCTCCAGCTGTAATAAAACAGTCAAGAATAATTCTTTCCTGTGTCCTTGAAGATATAACCAGCGAACTGGATACATCGTTAATAGTGTTGTAAAACATTAGTCAGTAAACCCTGCTCATTGCAGGGCAATTGGATGTAACGGAGTCGAACCGTCCTTATGTCCTTGCATCCTTGTAATTCCAGGCAGGCACACGATTCCCGTGATCAAGTGCGTCCTTGCTTGATGAGTGTGTAGAAGCGTCCTTGCCCAAATAAAAATAAATAAAAAAAAAATTAGTGGGCTTACATGCTGAAGATATATAAGCCTGCAACAGGCGGAAGAATCAGCAATGCCACTAATTAATTATCCCCATTGTTCAGCCATAGCTTGGGCTATGCCTTTATATGTGGTAGATCTAATCTTCCACCTATCAGGTGAAGGTGGTAAGTAATGAAGTCTTTGAGTTACCTTCTTAGGTAAGCCAGTTAAATCCTTGATATCTGTAGGCTTGAGTGGATCAAGACCACGTAACCAAAGCCCAGTCTTTTTGGTTTCATAGTGTCCATGCTCCCAAGGTTGCACATATTGAGTTGGCTTACCTATGTAAGATTTCGTACTAATAACACCAACTGGATTTTCTAGACATATCTTTGGGATGTCGCATTCATAAAGACGTTCAAAGAATTTAATGGCGGCTTGCTGCCGTCCGTCCTTAATCTTTTCAGGGAAGTGAGCCGCGCCGCTGATCGCTAAATCTGTGCATGGCGGATGGAATATACCTATATCCCAATCACCCTCGATGAAGTCGAAGATGTCACCCTGAAAATGTTTGCTTGTTGGTGTGTCGCTAGGCAGTAGGTCGCAGCTCCAAGCGTTATGACCTCGAGCTGCGAATGCCTCACGAACAACACCGCTGTATTCACAGCCGATTAAAACATTCATGTTAGTATGTAATACTAATGTGGATAAGTTAGTTATTAAGGAAAGTATTTACTTTCTTCTTGCCGTTACCATGAGCAACGAATGCAACAACGTAGTTGCGGTCAGATTTAGAGCACAGCTTGCAAGTCTCACACTTAGTGGGAGCACAAGTCTGAGCTGGGCAGACTACAACCTTACGTCCGTCGGGTGTAGTGATCTTCTCTTTAACCTTAAAGAGTTCCTGTTTCTTACCATTGTGTACTACTTTGTAGGACTCGATAGCCTGATGATCCGACGGAATCACAGTTACCGCAGGCATCCCTTGATTCATAGCTGAATCAGCTGCCTCTAAAGATTCAGTACTGCAATTGATAGTAAATCCATTGCGGTTACTGTATTTGATAGCTTCCTTGTTATGGGTGTTAAGCAAGTGGTGAGAATATGTATATCCCTTGGCATTGCTAACTTTGTTAGCGTCAACTAATTGTTTTAATAAACCTAAGTTAATTAAACCCTCATAGTGTGGGATGTCACCAGCTTGGTTATGTCTCCATAACTGATTAGGTTTGAGTGACTTAATAAAGTCAGTAAGCCCTTGCCAATCAGTGCCTCGCTCTCCTCTGGATACACGTTGCCAGTGATCTCTTAGGTGAAAGCCTGACTTGGCATAACAACCACCGCCATAGAATGGGCATGTGGTTGGACAACTGCTCTCTTCCGTTGTCGTTACTGGGATCTTGCCAACTTTACCGTTGGAAGATTTCGCAGTGATGTGAACTTTAACCATTGATAATAATTGGCTACTCTCATTGAGTAGCAATTGATGTGAGAGGAATCGAACCTCTCGAATACGCATAAACCCAGGTGTAGCCTGTGTTTGTAGCGATTCAACCGTTCATCGTTAGCTGAGCAACGCCTTGCGATAGACATTGAAGCCTGAAGCTTTACAAGCTACCTTGTTGGCTCGCTTAACTTTGTTAGCCCAGAAACCTAGTGAGACACTAGGATTAAGTATTAGATTGAGTATTGATCTGCGAGATACATTGGAATATGTATATTCCCCACCGTTGTGGTATCTAACCTTGGCGACCTTGCTAAAAGGACACACAGCTATTGCCTCAACACAAGTGGATGAGCGATCTTCTACGTAGTACATAAGCATTAAAAATAAATTTACAATTTATCCCTGATTGCATGATATGCAAATGTGGATAAGCGGCAGGCATGGACTCGAACCATGCTGTAAGCCTTGCTTACTGCCTTCGTTTTTTCCCCTCGGTCCCCGACTACGTTCTAGTTCTCGTCTTATCAGGTCTGTAACTTATCAAGGTTACGCTGTTATGTTTTGCTTGACTTGCTTTGCATCTAGGCAGTTTCAAGCTACTTAAGCCAGAGGTTGACTGTTATGTTTTGAGAGATGGAATGTCGTTTAGTTTATTTATCTCTCTCACCTATAAATAGGAGAGATCAATAAAGTAAACGTAAATACATTCCCTATCTGTTTCCCCATTCTAGCCTAATTTGTCCCGTTGTGGATAGATTGCCGAAAATAAGTATTTCAAATCGCCGAGATTCCAGGTATAGTCTGCGATCTCAGCATTGTTACAGAAAGTTAAGCAACAGGTCGCTTAACATAGGTGCGGCTGTATAATGTGCGGCTGCCTGCGTTAATTGATCGCGTATGTGTCCATATGTGCCCATCACACGCCCAATAAGCGAGTGCACCATGTCTAACTCGTTGCTATGACTGGGCTCTCGCTGGATTACATATCTAGCGTGGGCGGAATCCGGCCCCCCTACGGGGGCATTTGCGACCCGTCTACATCGTATATAAGGCTTCAGACATTTCTGCCAAAATCCTGGAGGAACTGATTGAAACCTTTGTCTGTCAGTACATGTTTGAACATTCCATCAAATACTTTTGGAGGAACAGTACATATATGAGCACCAGCTTCAAAACATTGAGCAGCAGAGCGAGCATCACGAAGCGAAGCTGCTAATATCTGCGACTCACTCTTATGTTGACACAAGACTTTGGATATATCCCGTATTAATTGGATGCCATCTTGTCCATTATCATTCAATCGACCAACAAATGGCGATATATAGGTAGCACCAGCCATTGAACAGAGAATTGCTTGACTCACACTGAATACCAAGGTCATATTGACTGGAATATGGATAGATGTGAGATATTGACAAGCTTTCAGCCCATCAACAGTACAAGGCAGCTTAATAGTTGCTTTAGTACCGTATTGTTGGTTTGTATTAAGAGCATTAGCGATTAATTCATCGAAATACTCTCCTTTCACTTCAATACTTAGGTCTTTAATACCTAGATCAAAGATTTCCTCATACACTACGTCAGGAACACGTCCAGATTTAGCAATAAGGGTGGGATTAGTGGTAACACCGCTTATAAGACCGTCATTACGTCTAGCGATGTCATCTACTATTGCAGTATCTAAAAATATTTTCATCTAAAAAGTCCTACTCGGGTGAGTAAATATAGGGTTAAAACAGTCCAGAATATAATTTCCAATCCGATATTATTCATCTCCTTCCTCCGGATAGTAGCCAATGGTGAACCCACCATCTTCTGTTTCTTCAACAACAGCTTTATAGACCTCTGGAGGATGGTCAATCATATATTCTTTAATTGCTTTATCGACTGTTTGTTTAGACACAATGTCTATGTATCTGTTTTCTATGCCAATCAAGTAACCAAGTATTAGCCAGTTGAGTGGTTTCCAAGGAGTCTTTAGACTCTTGTATAGCTTTCTAAATCTATTTAGTTTAAGTCTAGGCATATATAGTGATGTTAATAGAACTCTCTACTCAGAACCCTTTAGGGAAGTGGAGAGCAGTGTTTTAAAGTGATATCATTCACGGATATCTAGTAAAGAGGGAGCCGAAGCTCCCAATTACAAGGGTCCACCCTTCCCCTGTATACATAGGGGTTAAGGTTAACTCCAGTTAGGGACTTCCTTTCCAGAAGCTTTACCTCTAGCTTGTTGTCTTTGGTTAACGTCCATTCCGAGTACTAAGTGGTTAGCACTACCTTGAGGGTCATCTAGGAATTGTTCTAAGATATCGTCCCACTCTTCTCTCTTCTTTAGGTCTATCTGTGCCTGTGCTGAGATAGATAATGAATCGGTAAAGTATTTAACGCCTTGAGCTAGACAGTCAATTCTGTCATCATGCTTAACTGCGTACTTCATCCGACACATCCTACTCATCTGGTAGAAGAGCATATACAGGAGTCTCTGTTCAGGAGGATGTTCTTTGTTTGAGTTATAGTCCCAATCAATAACAGACCTATTAACAACAAGGCGATGTTGGTTGAGAACAGGCTCAAGGCTATCAATGATTCTGTCTTCTTTCCGAACATTCGCTCTAACTTCATCCACAAAAATGTTCTGCTTTGTTTGTTGAAGGTGTTTTTTAAAAAGTTCACTTACTATTCCGTCTCCGAAGTTTGTCTCTACGACTAAGGTAGAAACGTTATATTTCTTGCAACCTTTTAGTATGTCAAGCAAAGTATTGTCGGAGTAGCCATCTTTATAGGCTCTCACTTCATGCAGATAAAGGAATCCGTTTTTCTGGGAGATATAGCAAGCTGCCGTCTCGTCAGACCCACGTCCACTAGGGTCAACCGAGCAGATGGTCTCTTGATAGGGAGTCCATTCACCCTGTAACTGCATAGGTGTGTAGAAGTAGTCTCCAGGTAGCCCTACTGTTGGTAGGTCTTTGATGACATTCTTAGGATCAGAGCACCATATAACATTGTCAGGTGCTTCAGTAGGATTAACGCTGGTAACAACTAAGTCAGCCATTTTAAGAGGAAATTTCTCAGCGTCACTTAGAGAGGTATCAAGCATGAACTGAAGCATAAAGTTGCTTCGTCCCATAGCTGATTCCCTTTGTAGGAGATCATCGTCAGCAAACCTGTCTGGGTCGGTACATTCTCCTGATTGTGCGCCATTATCTAAGTCTTCCTGTAGTTGTGGAGCTATTAATCCTTCGTATGGTGTAATGTCTTTGGGGAATCTTGCCGGCCAGACAAATGGTCGATAATTCCGCTCTGCCAGCTTACGATAAACAGTAAAAGTAGTCTGAGGAGTCCCGAGATACATAATACGGCTATCGTCTTCCGGCGTAAGGATGGATTCAGCTTCGGTGCAGAGTTGAAGTAATTTTTCACGCATTAACTCCGTCATACTGTTTCCAGGGACTTCGATATCGTCCAAAATCATTAGGTCTGCACGACTTCCAGTCAACTGACCTGTAATACCTACGGACTTTACCGAAGGTGCTTGGTGGGGTGAACATAAAACATCAAATGATATACGTGACCAACGTGCATCATCAGACTTAGGTCTTAGATGCTTTAGCCATGGTGTTTCGATAATTAGCTTCTGTAAAAAGATACTCATGTTGTCTGCTCTCTCTTTAGAGGCAGAAATTATCATTATTTTCTTTTCGGCGTTATTAAATAGAGTCCATAGAACAAAAGCACCAGTAATCCAGCTCTTGCCAACTCCCCTAAACGCCTGTATCTGTAGTCGCTTGGGACCACTCTGCAAATAATCTGCAATTGCATATTGTGCCCTCGTAGGTGAAGGTAGATCGAGCTGATCCCACAATGCCTGTAGGAACAGCTTAAAATCGCCCTGAAGGGCTTTTAAAGTGTCATTCATACGAATGTGTATAGATTATGTATTGAAGCCTCTGAGATAGCGTGAGAGCCTGTTCTTAGCTTTTTTCTTATTAGATCCTGTAGGTGCTTGTAGACGAGCTATATCAATACCTGTATTACTTAGGTCTAATGCAGCTGATGCACCATCTCCGACAATAGGTATCCAGCCAATAGCTCCACTTAATGCAGCTATACCAGCTTGGTCCCATCTACCACGTTTTAGATAATCCCAAGACTCTTTACCAGACAACAATACGTCTAATCCTGGAATCATTTTAGCTGCGGATTTAGCACCTCTTTCAGCTACTAATTTAGTTATCTGTTTAGCTACTCTTGCTTGTACTTGTTTGTTTTGTAGAGCTTTAGAAGTTCCATAGGTTGCTGCACCTATACCAGCTCCTACATAGTTACCTGTACCAATGCTTAAACCTATGTTGGCTATTTGGTCTGCATCTCTGAGCTTCCCTAGACCAGAATAGTTTTTAACGTTTTCCATTCCTTTAAGAAATCCGTTTTTACCGTTCTTACCGTTGACAGCTATGCCGTTACCGTTCTTACCGTTAACGCCGTTACCGTTACCGTTACCTTTACCATTTTTAGGTGCGTAATCAACTTCATAAGTTTCTGGCGGATTTGCAAGAACATCAGAAAGTCCACTGTATTTATTAGTTCTCTTTTGAACTCCTAAGATTTGTTGTATAGGAGTTTTTTTTGGAACTATAACTGGTTTATTGTTAACAAATTCAAAGTTCTGACCAATAGCTCTTTTAGCACTACTATATTTTCTAAGATCATCAATAGATTTAATCTCAGCTTCAGGAGGTATAATTCCTTGTTGTTTATAGCTTTCTACGACATCCATTAACTGTTGGTCAGTTTTTATATATTTTTCATAGTTTTTTGCAATGGCAGCCTGTGCAGCGTGTGTCTGACCTTTTAAAGTTTGTCGTTGTTGAATCTTGGCATGGTCAGGGTTATCTAGAAAATATTCTTTTGGTAACTGGTTGGCATTTTTTCCTGTTTCATCTAAATGAAATTCAATTAAATCTTGTTTCCATGTGTTAGATGTACCTAATTCTCGACCAACGTCTGTACCTTTCCAATTAGGTAAATCTTTTTTAGTTCTATTTCCGGCTATAGATCCTGTTTCACCTATCATATCCCAAGATACTTCAGTACTAGCGTTTCGTCTTGTATTAGGTCCTCCTCGTGCAGAAGGGTAAAAATGACCTCTATCAAATTCAAAACCTGTGAGTTCTTTGTATCTTAGATTTTCTAGTCTTAATTCTTCCCAACCTTTTCTAACATCTTTAGCCCATCTAGTGCCTATATCATTACCTAAATTTTTATTTCCCCACTCAATTACTGATTGAGGTACTTTATCTGAAAACTGTCTTCTAGCATAAGATACGTTACCTTTATCATCTATTTTTAAAGGTAAACCTTCCCATGACATATTCTCGATATCTTCTAATAGTTCAGGTGTTAAATTCTTTTTACCTATTTTTTCTTTAGCAGTATCCCGTACTAATTTGTTTAGTATTGCTATTTTCCACTGATTCGCAGAATCTTTTCCAGGAATTTTTGGACCAAACTTTTCAGGTTTTTCCCATTGTTCTTTGGCTAATCTTCCTAACCAAAAACGTAAACTTTCTGCATCTTTTAAATAATATCTACCACCTGTTTTTAAGTTAGGGACATATTCAGGTATTAAACCTTTTCTTTGAAATTCTTCAAATAAGATTTTCAGCTCTTTTTCATTTTTTAAATTTCCTGATAATCTTATTGCTTCTTCTAAGTTATGCCTTGGTGAATGATGTAATCTTCTTCCAGTTAATTCAGTGTTATTAAAAGCTTCATTAGCTGTATCTTTCCATTCCTTAAACGCTTCTTTATCAAGCGTTTCTCTTGATTTAGGTCTTCCTCTTTTTCCCATAAAAAAAGCACCCTTTCGGGTGCGGATATATTGCTTGAGTGGATAAGTTACGCAGCGATGTGGTCGCTTATGGTTCTTTCTCTATGTGGATCATGTCCAAATCTGGCTCTCATCCAGTTGAGCCAATTTCTACTACCTTTATCCTGATTGCACGTTTTGCAGGCACATACGATATTTTTCGTAAGAGTCTCTCCACCTCGGCTAAGAGGTTTGACGTGATCGAGCGTGAGTTCGTGTTCTTCATAATAATTTCCGCAATAAACACATTGACAATTAAAATGCTGTTTTACAGCTCTTCTCCAGAGCCGTTTAGAATCTGAACTTGTCATGGTTATTAAATTGTGTAAGTAATGTTTTGGACTAGGTAGTAGAGGGGTCATTTACGTATCTTGAGTCTGCTTTTTCGGTTAACTGATGGGCTTTGGAGTCTTCCCTTAGTCGTACTCCCCTTATAGTGAGCAGCGTCTCGCCCATCTCTATTTCCATAGGTTCCAAGCTTCCGATTAAGTTTGTTTGCATTGACACGTATCTTTAATCCCTTCTTTGTTTTGTTATATGCTTTTTGTTGGCTTTTATAGTTGCCGTTGGCGTATTTAGCTCCGCCTGCCATACATCCTCTCCTTTACTAATTCGGGATCTATCTGTGGCATAACTCTTGCCAACTTATCTAATGGGTTGCCATCGTATGCAACACCGGTAATATCGTTTGACTTCAGCCAATCACAGGCTGCTTTTAAGTCTTGAGTGGTAGCTTCACCACTCTTGACTCTTGATAAAAACTCGTTTGTGACCAACTGATGTAGTTCGCTGAACTGTTCTTCAGTTGCTTTTTTCATTTATTAAAGTCCTAACCCTTTTTTAACTACTGCAAGTGCTTTGTCGTCTAAGTCGTTATCAGTCTGTTCTACAAGTTTCTCAAGTAAGTCCACGACAAATTTTTTAAACTTTGCACTTTTTAAACTACTTAGAACGAGTGGTTTTAGAATTGCTAACATTTTGTTTATTTAATAAAGATTGAATTGGTACTACATCGGAACAAAGGTGGTAAACCCTTGAACCAGGCAGTAGAGTAAAGCCTTTTTGCTGGAGTTCTGCACATTTAAGTGCTCTTACAAGTTCAAAATCCAGCTTGTTTTTATTTATCTGACTTTCTGCCATACGTTCGCATTGCTTGGTCAGATCTCTATTTAATGGAACTGAGAAGTTAATTTGAAATCCCCAGTTCTCTGATATGACGTAACCATCTTCTGTCTGTGGTTCCGTATCGTTGCCCATATAAAATGGACTGAATGTCATCGTGCTGCCGTTGCAAGAGATGTTGTTACCAAAGGATTGTCGGCTAGGTGCTCCATTGTTCTGAAATTGCACTGCCTGGTTGGTGACATTTCCCGTAGCTGCGGCGACAGGATTACTATTATTATTGGTGTCTCCTTCAGCCAGTACTGGACTTATTGAGAGAAGACAGAGAGCGAAGTAGTTGTAGAGTTTATTGTGTAATTTCGAGTGTAATCTCGTTGCTCTACTAACCCTGCGGCTCTTGTTGTTGTTTCTAAACTCCATGGGTTGGCTGCGTTAGTCACGGAAAATGTTGTTCCGCTTGTTGTGATATCTGCTGACGGAGTTATGTTTGTCCCAGACCATGTATCGACAGCAGCTCCATAAACTTGGACTTGCTCTGTCTCCACAATAGTTTGAGTTGTAGTGGTTGTACTGTTCATACTTCCTGTTGTGAACTGAGGAGTGACAGTATTGGCTCTAGCTATGCTGGGTGCACACAGAGCTAAAAGCAGAATTAATTTCTTCATGCTTTTGTTGTTGGTTTCTTTGCCATTGGACATACAGGAGCTTTATTTCCTTTATTGCCGTTATTTGTTTGTAATCCGAAAGAATAAAGGGCTGATCCAAAAATCGAAGCAACAAATGTTATATCCGTATTTGCAGTCTTTTTAATCATTGGTAGCTCAATGTAGTTAAGAGTGATAATAAAACCAGACCAGACAACAACGCCTAGTCTGACTACAGTTCCCAGAAATTCAATTTGATGTTCTTTATCTTCAGCTATATCTCTTACTTTGCCTAAGAAACTTTTTTCTTTGACTGGCTTATCTTCTTCCATGTAGTTTTAAGTATTGGTTTCATTGCAGTCACTACATATTTAAATGCTGCTGTAGCTGTAAGAGTGGCAGCCACAGAAACGACTGCTGTAGTAGAAGCCGTTATTAGTATTTCGTTTTCAGGTAAAGGTACATCAAAATCTATTATTGGAATATTGACATTCCTTATACCTGTATCTACTTCATCTGTAGCTTCAGCTTGTACTCCTTCTGGTTCTCTTAAGTCACTAGGTGGTACAACTAAAGGTTTATAAAAAGGAACATTTCCTGTAGGTAAAGGTATTGATATTGTTTCTATATTTTCTACGTTCGGGATTATGATGGACGGGATTTCCATGCGTCTTTTATTTCATCTGTCCAAGCTGCATCACATATAGCTTTAACCTCTGCTGGTTCTTTGCTGACGTCTGCATCTGGATTTAATACATATCTTTCAAAAGATCTTGTAAGTTCTTTGTCATCTTTTGTAATGACTGTTGCTTTTCGTACTTGTACGTTTTTATATTGACCGACAACTTCTATCTTGTCGTATTCGATTGATTCGCTTAATGCCATTATGATGTTAAATAAGTAAACATGCCGCTGAGTTGAGCAGCATTATATGAAAAACCGATACCACTACTATTAGTTTGTAAAAAACTGTTATCAGCTAATAAAACATATAGGTCTGATCCGTTAGCTACAACTTTAGTTATGTTTTGGTTTTGGGCGGCACCTGGGAAAGCTACACCACCACCACCTCTTATACCGTTTGCACTTGGTACGTCGGCAGTAAAAGGTAAACCACCTACATCTAGTCGTCCACTTTCACCACTAGAACCGTTAGCAGATATAGCAAACATACAATGAACAACTCTACCTATTTTTACATAGTTACCCCAAGCTGTTAATGTATTAATACTTCCAGAAGCTGGAGCCCAAGTAGGTGTCCAAGTTCCTTCTTCATAGTCGTCAAGTGCGTTGGCTGCTGCGGTGTCTCCGTTAAATGATATTCCTCCACCAGATTGAAACCTTACTTCCTCAGTATTATTGACTCCAAAAATTATTGGAGCATTTCCACTCTGCCAAATTTGTGCTGCGTTTGCTCCTCCTACGGCAGTACTATTTGTTCCTAATTTATTTATTGCAAAGTATCCACCACTTCCACTAGATTGTTGAAGCTTTACTGTTGAATAAGATGTATCTGTTGAGTTTTGAACCAGTACAGTTGGTATCGCTGGTTTAGATACATTGATATTTCCTGCACCTACTGCTAAATCACTACCATCAAAAGTTAAATTTGCTTCTGCATTTAAGTTTGTACCATCACCAGTAACAACTCTATTATTTGTGTTGTTACTTACGGTTACTCCGCTAGCTGGTAACGACTCAAATGTAGGATCTGCTCCGTTGTTTGCTCGTAAGAACTTACCATCGTTAGATGATGTACCGTGTTCTAGTTTGGCTAGTGTTACTGATTCGTCTTCTAAACTTGTTTTTGCAGTATTAGCTGCGATGGCAGAATTAATGGAGTTCGCCACCTTATCTGACGTGACGGCATCATCTTTTACGCCGTCCGTCCCAATTTTTGTTAATGCCACTTATCCTCCGTAAACTTTTTTACCATCAACAATAGCTTTGTCGATATCTGTAAAACTTTCAGAAGTCCAGATGGAGGTGGTTCCATCCAGTTTCTTGTATGTCTTAATTGTTTCTAGGTGTTCAACGTTTCTTTTTATTTTGCCGTTGTATTCATCAGTAGTTTCATCTGATGTTTTAGCGGTGTTGATAACTGTTACGCTATCGCCAGCAGCTTTAAAAATTGCTGCTACTTCATCGCCTGTTCTTTCTTCCATTTATTTTGCCTCCAAGGCGGTAACTTTTGCGGATAGTTCTTTTATTGCGTTTAACATGTGCCAGAACAATTCATCTGTAAGTACAGTTTTAACACCTTTTTCACTTGTTTTTACAGAGTTTGGTAAAACAGTTTCTAGTTCTTGTGCAACTACACCTATTTTTGTTGAGGTATCTCCCTGTCTTATTAGTACTTGATTTGCATTGTTAGTATTAGTAAAAACACTTAAATCAACAGTATCGTCTGAAGTAACAGGTGAGCCATCTTTATATTGTTTAAATTTAAAGTTTCTCACTTTTATTTGGTCAACAACTTCAAGACCTTTAGTATTATCTACAATGCCTTTTTTAAGTCTTTGATCTGATGTTGTTGCCCAATGAGAATCATTATTACCTTGAAAAACATCACCTTCTGCATCACCGTGAATCCAGCATGCGGCATTACCTGCTGCTACACCTGCTCTTGCAATATATAATCGGTTACTTTCTGTCGTAATTTGGTTTGTTCCAGCTTGATTTCCTAGACAAACGTTATAAGTTCCAGTCGTTATACTTTGTCCACCATCAGTTCCTAAAACAGTATTATGAGTACCTGTTGTTACATTATATAAAGGTGCAGAACCACCAACGCCTGTATTATGATTAGCAGTTGATCCAGAATATCCAGCATTTCTTCCTATATAACAATTACTAGCACCTGTAGTAGTAGCACTTCCAGCATAATGTCCTATAACAGTATTATGAGATGCTGTCGTATTAGAATCTAAAGCTCTGTGTCCAATAGCTACATTACTACCACCAGTTGTGTTTACTTCTAATGCTTTAGTTCCTACAGCTACGTTTTCTGCACCTGTAGTATTTCCACCTAAAGCATCTTTACCAATACCAACGCTAGAACTTCCTGTGGTGTTTGCATCTAAAGCGTTAGAACCTACTGCTGTTAAATATATTCCAGTTGTGTTTGCTCCTAATGCGTTATAACCTAATGCTGAATTGTTAGATGCCGTCGTATTAGCGTCTAAAGCACCAGTACCTACTGCTACGTTAAATTGTCCAGTAGTTATATTTTCACCAGCAGCATAACCTACACCAGTGTTGTAACCACCTGTTGTAGCTTTTTCTAAAGATTTCCAGCCAAATGCAGAGTTTCCTGTAGCGGTAGTTGCAGTTGTTAAAGAGTTAAAACCAACGGCAGTATTTAAACTTCCTGTAGTGTTAAGCTTTAAAGCATCCTTTCCAACGGCTGTATTACTTGATGCCGTTGTATTTGTTCGTAATGAACCTTGTCCATATGCAGTATTACTAGAACCAGTTGTGTTTAGATTAAGTGAAGCCTGACCAAAAGCTGAATTACTAGAACCAGTATTATTAGTTCCTAAAGAATGAGCACCTACAGAAGTATTATCGTCTCCAGTAGTAATAGCTGTTCCAGCATCATATCCGATTAATGTGTTGTTATTAGCATCAGTACCTGTAAAACTATCGCCAGCATTTGTACCAGCTACAGTATTATTTTGTCCATCACTTGTGACACCAGCACTAACTTCTGCCCATGTAAGACCACCTGTATTACCAGACTGAGCTGATAAAAAGTAGCCATTAGTTGGTGAGTTAGATACTTTAAGGTTAGCTTCGTCTACTACGTTATCTGCAATAGTTAAAGCTGTGCCACCTGTAACTTCTCCTGTGTGAGTAGCGTTAGATGTCTTAGCTGTGTTTGCTGCTATCTCAGTATTAATAGAGTTAGCTAGTTTATCTGTTGTGACTGCATCGTTAGCTATCTTAGCTGTGATTACTGACCCGTTTTGAAGGATAGCACTTGTTACTGAGTTGTTAGTCGGTATTCCCTGGTTTACTGCTGATCCGAGGACAATGACAAAATAAGAGCTACCGTTAGCTGGAGCAGCACTGAAAGTAACAGTAGATCCAGAAAGAGTAAAGCCCTCGGTTGGTTGACCTGTTCCACTATTAGGTTTCTGTATAACTCCATTTATTGAGATTATTAATTGTTGTGCGTTTGTTGGTGCATTAGAAACTGTGAATGCAGTTCTACTTCCATC